CATCGCCGCAATCCAAACCGTAAACGCCGGGGCCGTCGTAATCCCACCAAACAAGTCGTGATTAAAGGTAAGGCTTAAAAGCCAAAAACCCGCAGGAACCCGGCCAAAAGCAGGCCGGGTTCGATCCCTACAAGCTCGAACCTTCCTAGCGTGAGGAAGACGGATTCCCGGTATCCAATCCGGGAAGTGCCGTGCTGGCGTTCAATTCGCCCGACGCTATCCAGCAAGGTTCACCGAAAGCCGGGTTACTCTTCCTTGCCGTCCATGGCGGGTGAGGGAGGCTTGACATGGCGCGAGAGGGCGCTGCCAAACCAATTTACGAAAGGAGTTCCAAACATAATGCGTAAAGGTTCGCACCGAGGCATTGAGCATCCAATCTCGGAAGATATGGCCGGTATCGGTGATACCCGTCATCGCTTGCACAGTGCCCCTCTTCCAAAGCGCGGCAGCCGCTACGATAACGGCAACCCGCCCGCCAGTGGCAGTGACGAAGCTCGTGATGACATGGGCATCGGTCAGACCATGCCTTCAGACGGCTCGTGCTAATCAGCTAGGAGCCAATTAGTGTGTAACGACTGCAGGCGGACAAGCCTATTTTTAAGAAACCTTGGGAGCCCTGCTAGTGGACTAGGCAGAGGTTTCTTTTGCCCGCACAGCAAATCTCCTACTCGTCCCAAAGGCGCGAAGCCTTCGATCAAACCCCCACATGAAACAAAGACTCGTAATTTTGCCCATCGACGACCTGTTAGAACTCCTCAAAGACTACGCCGGGCTCGTGAGCATCCCAGATGATGCCCAGGCAGACCGGCTCCAGATCCAACCCTCCGACCGCAAGCTCGCTTTACAGCTCGTAGCTGGCAGTTGGGACGGGCCTCAGCCCACAGAAGAGATCCGTTTTGACCTCCAAAGAACCTTCAAAGTCAGTTAGCACCACAAGCTCCGACTTCATGGATGCGGTGCGGTATCTGCAAGAAATCGGCCACTGGTACGCCAACAAGGACAAGTCCCCGGCTGAGATTGTGGCCAAAGCTCGCGAGTTGAAGGAGTTTTACATCTAACATGGCTGGCACGAAACGAATTGAGTTCTACCCTCAAAATATCCTAAACCTTCTCGTCCACTACACAGACGGCGAGGTGCCTATGAATGGCGAGGTGAAGGAAGTTCTAATCCACCCCCAGCTCTCCCGGTATTTTGCGCTTAGCATCGAGAGCAACGAGTGGAAGGAGAGCACCCCTCTCCACATCCGCTACCAGGGCAAACGCACCCTGAGCTGGAAAACAGGCCAGGAGCACGCGCCCTGGATGCAAAAGAACGAAACCCCTCGCCGCCAATGAAAAAGCAAGCAGTACAAGAGATCTCTGGTGTTGTACATAAACGTTGTAGTTCTTGCAACCTCTTCAAGGAATTAACTGACTTTCCAGGAGCTAAGAAGTATACAACTGGCTACGCATCCTATTGTAAAAGATGTGTCAAGGACAAATACCAGCAGAAGCGGCTTCGAGTATTAACGCATTATTCTCAAGGCATCCCCAGATGTGCTTGTTGCGGAGCTGCACAGCTTGAATTTCTTGCAATAGATCATATCAACGGTGGCGGTGAAGCGCACCGAAGAGTCGTTAGCAGCTCTTATCTGCATAGTTGGATAATCAAGAATAATTTTCCCGCAGACCTTCGAGTTCTTTGCCACAACTGCAATATGTCGTTAGGAATCTACGGGTATTGCCCGCATACTATATGATCCTGGTCTTAGGCGATGCCTTCACCGACACGTACCACCTCGGCAAAGTTAGGGGTTTGAGCGCCGAAGCGCCGATCCCGATCATCGATATCCTTGAGCAAACATCCTTTCCCGGTGGGGCCGGAAATGTCGCCGCCAACCTCCAAGCCCTCGGTGTGAGAGTCAGCTACCTGGCTGCACGCCGCAACATCCCAGTCAAAAACCGCCTCATGGTTGGCGATCTCCAGCTCGCTCGCTGGGATGAGCGCGACTGGTGCGAGCCAGTCCACCTCGGTGAGATTAAGGATCTATTAGGCTTCGAGGCCATTGTCATCGCTGATTACGCCAAAGGCTCAATCACCCCAGGGCTAATCGACACCCTCAAAATAGCTGGCTTGCGAGTACCGCTCTTCGTGGATACCAAGCGCGATCCGGCTCCGTGGCTTGGCGAAGGGGTAAATGTGACGCTCTTTCCAAACCTGAGCGAGTATACCCGCTTCAAGGCCAGCTACGACTGGTTCCAAAAGGTCGTCCTGAAGCAATCCGAACGCGGCATCGCCTGGATGGACTCCGGGAAGGTAATCGTGAGCCGCCCCTCCTACGCTCGCAAGGTTGTGAGTGTGAACGGCGCAGGCGATACCGTGATGGCCGCTTTTGTGGCCGCTAAGCTTGATGGCCAGCCGATCCCTGAGTGCCTTGAATTTGCTTCACTTGCCGCCGCAGTCGTGGTTGAGAAACCCTTCACCGCGACCGCTTCAATGGCCGAAATCGAATCCATTCGTGCATGCCTCGCCTAACCGCCGACCAATTCGGACAAATCGCAACCTTCTCCCCAAAGACCCAGCGTCAAATCCTCGCTGAGCTAGGCAAGGCCGAGTTCGAGAAGTGCGCCGAGAGCCCTCTCTACTGGCTAGACGTCTCGCAGCACCCGTGCTCACCCCAATACCCCGAAGGCATCCCTTACGTCTTCACGAAAGACCCTCACCTCTTCTACGAGTGCAATACCTGCCACATGGAGGTCCTCCCCAAGAACCGGGGGCTCCACCTCCAGGAAGCTCACGGCAGGACCGTAAGCAAGATTAAGGAGCTGGACGTCGAGTTCGGGGAGCTGCCAGCAGTGCGGCCCTTCCCGGACTACCTCTACCGGGCATACATGATCCCGCTGATTGAGAACTGGGTGCATGCCCAATACTTCGCGGTCGAGAAGACCCGAGACATGATGGCGACCTGGCTGTTGATGTGCCTCCATACCTGGGACGTGCTGTTCCACAGGGGCCGGCAAATTCTTTACCAGTCCCAAACCGCTCCCAAAACCCTCGAGCTTGTCCAACGCTCGCACTTCATCGCGAAGAGCCAACCCAAATTCCTCCGTGATGTGATCGGGCCCCTCGCATTCGGGAAGGGCGATCACCGCTCCGGCGAGTTGTTTGTGGTGAAGCAAGAATCCGAGGTCCTCGGTTTCGCGCAAGGCCCGGACCAGATCCGCCAGTTCCACCCCTCTCGAATCTTTCTCGATGAGGCTGCATTCCAGATCGAAGCCGCAGCCGCTTACGCGGCGATCAAACCCGCAATCTTGATGGGCGGCGCGTTCAGCATGATCTCCTCAGCGAACCGGAGCTGGTTCGAGACAATCTGCCGAGATACCTCAGATAACTGACCGCCGCTGACGCGGCTGGCCTCCCACCTCTCTTGATTGGAAATAAATCCTATGATCCGACTAAAAGCAACCCGTGAGGGTCTGGTCGGGCAGAAAACCTCCACCGGCTGGGTGATCGACAAAGAGACCCCATTCGTAGCCCTGCCGTCCGTCAAGGCTCTCCACAAGTGGATCCAGATCACGAACCCGGCGAATGGCAAGGCCTGCCGCGCTCAGGTGCTCGACGTGGGCCCATGGAACGAGCACGACGACGCCTATGTGTTCGGCGGAGCTAGACCGCTGGCAGAGCATGGCGAGCATGTCGTCTACGTTCACGGAAAGCCCGAACAGAGGATCGAACCCGAGAAAGTAAACAAAGCCGGGATCGATCTCGGAGAGAAGGTCTGGCACCTCCTCGGAATGACCGGCAACAACGATGTGGAGTGGGAGTTCGCCGCATGAAACTCGTGTTTGTCCTTCTGATTTTAGCCATTGCCTCTGGACGCCTGCTGGCGCAGGCTCTCCCGCACCTATGACGATAGTTAAAGACCTCCTAAAGTGTGCTCTCCTCATCGCCTGCTCCGCTGTCCTCATCTCCCTTATGGTGTTGGTCCGAGACGCGGACACCACGGTGAAGGCAGTGCCTGCGTCGATTAGAGCCACAAGCTACGCAATTACTGCGGAGATTCAGGCCACGCGACGTGAGCTGCTTGCGACCGTGAACACCCAGGCGACGGCCATCCAGCGCACGGCAGACCACCGGCTCGCTTCCATCGAGGACATGGTCGACGCCCGCACGCAGCAGGCCCTGCAGATCGCGGACGCCCGCTTGACTGATGCCACAGACCAGGTCGCAAAGGTCCAAGCCGATCTCCACCCGGTCCTGGCGAACGCGGCGGCCTCCATCGACCCCAAAGAAATCCAGGGCACGGTACGTGACACGCGATTCCTCGTGGCGCGAGCTGCAAGGACGGCTGGCCACATCGAGCAGATGTCGAACGCGATTGAGAAAGCCACCCCTGAGGTGTCCCAGTCCATCGTCAGCGTCGGCAAGTCTGCGGATGGAATCGCTGCGGACGTCAAGCGTGAGGCCGACACAGTCACGCGACCGAAGCACTGGTATGAGAAGGTCCTCGGCCCTGTCTACACGGTGGGGCGGATCGTGGCGGCATTTTTCTAAAAACCAACATGAGAGCCATATCCGACACCATCACGGCACTCGCCGTATTCCTCGAACGCGAAGCCGGTCATAACCTCCTCAGTGCGGCCCTTGTCTTCGCGGGCATTTCGATGATGGACCCCGCAGCGCGGACGCAAGCCGCTCACGATTTGATCGTTTTCGGCCTTGGCGTGCTTGCCCGCAGTATGGGGAGTCCAAACAGCAAATGACGCCACAAGTTGAACTCGTACAGACCCTCCATGGGCCTATGTACGTCCTCCCAAATGACGTTGACCCGTGGGTTTCGAGGAGCTATCGCGAGCTTGGCGAGTATAGCCAGAGTGAATTTGAGTTCCTCAAGCTAATCCTCAACGTCCTTGGTTGCCAGCAGGGGCCTCTCACCGTGATTGACGCCGGGGCCTATATCGGGGATCTGACGATCCCCTTGTCCCGCCTGGTGAAGGAAGTCTACGCCTTCGAGCCACAAGCCGAGATTCGCGAGGTGCTGAAAGCTAACCTGGAAATCAACCGGATTAGCAACGTAACTGTCCTCCCTTACGCCCTCGCGGACAAGGAACGCCCTCTCTTCTATAACACCAAATCGTCCTCCAAGGACGGCAACCTGGGCGGCAACATGATGCTGGACGAAGGGGACCACTCGGTTGAGGTCCGCACCCTCGACAGCCTTGGGCTCAATCCGCATTTTGTGAAAGCCGACATCGAGGGGATGGAAATCCCGATGATTGCGGGCGGCGAGGAGACCCTGGCCCGGACCCGTGCGCCGATGTTCCTTGAGTTCGACACGGTTATTTGCCCGGAGTATAACCTCCTGGATTGCCTCCGCATCTTAGGCTACAACATCTACCCTCGTTTCTTCCCAGTTTGGAATCAACATAACTTCCGCAAGGCCGAGACCAATCCCTTTGGTTCGACGGCCAGCAAAATGGTCCTGGCAGTCCCCCCCCTTCAGGACTAAGTTTCTAAAAGAAAGAGAACAATCTAATGAGTACACTACTTTCCAGTATTGAGCATGTCTTTGCCTCCGCTGCGAGCGACGTGGTGAAGGCTGCGAAATTCGTCGAAGTGAGCATCCTTCCGGTGCTGAAGAAAGCCCAGGCCGACGAGTCCACCATCGAGTCCATCACGTCCCTGGTCAGCCCCCAGGCGGCCAACATTGAGCGTGCTGGATTCGCGGTCCTTGGCGTGATCCTCAAAGCAATCGATGATGCCGGTGCTGCGGCTGGTGCGAATGGCCTCAACGTGACCCTGGACGCTCAACTCATCGCGGACATCAAGAGCATCGCTCCTGCGGTCAAAGGTGCGGTGCCTGCTGCCACGTCGGCGGCAAAGTAAGCAACTACCGGGTCAGGCGACTAGCTCCGTGGTGAAGATGTGCTCCGTAAAGTCTTCGGGGCACACTTCCACTATGGCGTATGCCTCCTCCAGCGTGCGGACTACGTCAAACAGTTCACCAACGTGCTCACGGGTCATCTGGAATAGACGAGCCAGCCCAAATATGACTGGCGATTTTCCCACGAGAATGTGGGGTCTGCCTGATGGCACAGGTGGAGGTCGGCGGGCAAGCGCCCTAATGATCTCGGTGGGTATCGACGTACCTTTCACCCTGGTGAGGTCGTAGATGCCCGCATATGGCCCGCCAGTGGACGTAACCTGCCTAAGATGCCGGTAGGCATTTTCCGCACACTGTAGGCTCACCACTTCCTCCAGTATGGTCAGCCGAATAACTGAGTGTGCCGGTTCTAGGTCGAGTTGGTAATGCATCGACACCCCTCCTTGACCGAAGATGCGCGGGGTTAACGGCGGACTCAATAAATCTGTGTAACAAGGTATCCCATGCCAAAAACCCTCCATCGCCAAGAGGGGCTCAAGATTGTACAGAACGACAAAAACGGCTTCGTGGTCGCAACCCTTCTCTTTACCGCCGACCCACGCAAACGTGACCCACGGTGGATTAAGGAAGCAAGCCGGGGCATGAGCGAAGCCCAAGTCCAGCAGGAGTATTACATCTCCTATGACGCGATGCTGGGCGAGAAGGTCTTCCCCGAACTCAAATCCAAAGCCAGCGAGATCATCCTCCACGACGGGCCTTACCAATTTAACGACTGGCCTCGAGACCTACCTATGTGGGCAGGGCTGGACTACGGAGCCCGCAATCCCTCGGCGTTTATCGTCTTCACGGCAGTAGATGGGATCTTATACGCGATTTGGGAGTTATACGAACCCTGCAAAGACATAAACGTCTTCGTCGCCAAGATGAAGGGATGTCCGTACTGGGATCAAATCCGGTACATCGCTCACGACCCATCCATGAACAACCTCACCCAGCGAGATATGAGGACTGGGGGCATGACGACCGTTGCGAGATGCTTCATCGACCTAGGCGTAACCAAACTCCTCGCAGGCAACACCAACGAAGCCGCGTGGCTCGTGTCGATGCAAAAACACTGGAGTGGTGAGGAAGTCACCTTCAAGATCATGGACTCCTGCCCAAAACTCATAGAAGAGTTCGAGGCTGCCACCTACGTGACCATGACCGAGCGTTCGCTCGAGACCTCCAATTTTAAGGAGCAGATGGTTGATAAGTTCAACCACGCTCTCGACGCGACGAAATACTTCATGAACTCCTCCCCCTCGCTCAAGTCCCGCAAAATTAACCTCCCTAATCTGGCGAGTAAGTTTGGATTTGGCTCCGTGACCTCCGCACCTGGGCGGAAACTCAGTTCCGACAAGCAGTGGACGTTTATCCGCTAAGGCAAAATTTAAATGATTGTCCCCAATGAGCATGCATACCCGGTCGAGTACGGGCTAACAAAAGGCAACCAAGCCTCTCACAACGCAATCCCGAACGCAGATGAGGCAAAAGTTGCAGCCTACATCACCACTTGGCGGCAGCAGTGCCGGTCGAGCTTCATCCAACGCCGGAATATCTGGGATGACTGCTGGAAACTCTACCGTGGGTTAGATGACTGGTCCAATAAGGATGAGTGGCAGGCAAAAATCGTCCTCCCCAAGAGCTGGACAAGCGTCAAGATGGCGACCAACTCCATCAAACGCCTCCTAACCGCCACCAAAAACCCTTGGGATATCGAGTCCGCGAACCCAGATGACTTACTAACCGCCCTCCGCGCCGAGCAGATGACGTACCTAACCCGTCATTTCCTCGACAAAGCCTACTTTTTGAAGGAATTTACCGAAGGGCTCGAGTGCGGATTCATGCTTGGGCTAGGCGTGTGGAAGCTCTGGTGGGGACTCGTCCCTCGCAAGCAAACGCGGGTCAAAACCGATCTCATCCCCATGATGGCCGGTGGCCCGCTCGCACCAATGGGTCATGAGTTAAGCTCTGTCCCCAACCCCGGCCAGGTCCCGCCAGCCTTCGCGCAGCCTAAATTTGGCTACCAGACCCAGAACACCGAGCAATACCCCACGCAGCTAGGTGGCGAGTACCTCAACCCCATGGGCTGGGGCGGACAAGGCGGATTTGGCGCGATGGCCCCACCAACCGTGCTTCAGGTCCCCCAAAAGACCCTCGTGACCGAAGAGGTGCTCGAAGGGCGGCTCTTCCTCCGTGCGGTGGATCCCTACAACTTCTATTGGCTCCCCGGCTCGAAGCTAAACCGCTGGGCGGGGACGATTGAAGACATCGAAATCCCCCGGTGGGAACTCCTCAAAATGGCCGAAGCGGGGATCTTCCCAAAAGAGAAGGTCGAACAGCTCCAGTCCATGCGGATTGACGAGCGGTACAAAATGTCGAATTTGCGTTTTGCCGAAACGGTAATGACGCAAAACGGGCCAAACGCAGACACGGCTGTTTGCAAGCTCACCGAATACTACGGGCCTCTCGTGTTTGACGGGAAGATCGTGAGCGAGTTCGCGCACGTGATCCTTGGCAACGACTCGACCGTCCTGGTGATGCAGGAGAACCCATTCCTGCACCGCAAAGCGCCATACATCGGCTTCTCGCCCCTTTCCCTTCCCTTCCGCACTGAAGGCGTCGGCTTGATCGAGAACGTCCGCGCCATCGACAAGGCCCTCTCCCAGATCGCCAACCTCTCGGTCGACACCCTGATGTTCCGGCTCCTGCCGCTTTTTGAAGTGGCCGTCGAAGCGTTCGAGAACCCAGAAGACCTGGAGACCGGCCTCACGCCAGGCAAAATTCTCCGCAAGAACCTCGGCAACGCAGGCATCCCCGGCATCAAACCCGTGGAGTTCCAGGACATCTCTGGCGGCACCACGCAAGTCGCGGCGATGCTGGATCGCGCCCACCAGGAAGGAGCCCTCATCTCCGATATCGCGGAAGGTCTCCCTCGGTGGAAAGGCCAGCAAACCGCTACCGAGTCCCAGCTCCTGCAGAACCAGTCCGAATCCTTCATGGGAGGCATGGCCGCCGACATTGAGAAGGAAGCCATCGAACCCCTCGTCACCATGGCGATGGAGCTGATCTTCCAGTTCGTCGACACCGCAAACGACCCGAGAGTTGCTTCAATTCTGGGCGTAGGCGCGGAAGTCCTCCAGGGCATGAGCCGTGAAGAGGTGATGGAGCTAATCCAAGGCGACTACAAAGTCAAATCGGTTGGCATCACCGGCCAGCTAATGAAGGCCGAAACCCTCCAAAACCTGATCCAGCTAATGAACCTCCTCGGCCAGAATACCCAAGCCTGGCTCCCCTACGTCAACCAAGACGTCCTCCTCCGGCGCATCCTCGAATGCTTCCGGCCTCACATCCACGAGATTGAGGACATCATTGCCGACCCGGCAATGCAGCAGGCCAAGCAGCTCGAGATGGCAAAGAGCGCCTCACTCCCGGATCTCATCCACCTCCTCCCGCAGCTCCTCCAGCTCCAGCAGCAGCAACAGCAGCACGGCTCCGACCAGTCCATGGCCCTTCAGCAGATGCAGCACGAGAAGGACATGCAAAGCCAGGAGACAAACACCCAGCTCGCGCAGATGGCACTCCAGCACACGCAGCAGATGGGTGCTCAGCAGCTCCAAGTCCAACAACTAGCCATGCAAGCCGCCCAGGCCCAACAACCCCCAGCTCAACAAGGGGGCGCACAGCAGTAACTAAATGATTACCCTCGCAACTCCCTCAACAGTGCCCACGACTCTCGGAGGCACCGGCAAAACCAACTACGACCGCTTGGACATCACCACGCTGATGTTTGATGTAGTCAACAAAACCGTCAGCGGCCAGTGCCAGCTCCTGTCAAGCGCCGACCCTCAAGCTGCGCCGATCAGTGGCTCGTACAACATCCCCACCACCGGCACTGCTCCACTAAACGTCGCCATCCCAAGTCTGGGGTTCTTCGCCTCACTTACCCCCACTACGGCTCAACAGGCGACAGTCCAGAGCTGGATCCAAGCCGCACAAACTCAGGTCGAAGCGGGTCTGGTGGCACTGGCTGTAGTTGCTGGCGTACAGAGTCCAGGTCTTTAATCTCCCGCCAACTCGCTTCATTAGCTTATGTCTGCCGACAAACAAATACTACTCGAATCTGCCGCACGTGCTGAAGATTTGTTCGATCTCCTCGAACACATCGCGTGGACCGATACCGTCAAACCCGAGCTGCTAGTAATCCGGGATCAACACTCACAGGCTCTGGTCAACCATCTCCTTGGCACGCCCCTCCCGGAGGGCGTGACCAAAGAACAGATTGCAGGAAAGATTTTCGGGATCAATTTCATCGTCTCCAAACTCGAATCTATCCTCAGCCGTGGCAAAAAAGCCGTCGAAACGCTCTCCTCCCAAGGTATTTCACTCACTTAAAGCAAAGGAAACACTTAGACCCATATGGACCCAGTCCTAGACGCAAACGGTCAACCCATCCAGGCCCCTCCGGGAATGATCGCAGTTCCCCCAACCCAGCAGTTCATCCCCGACACCGAAACCCCAGAGCAAAAATACGCACGGCTCTACACCCAGCCGCCTAGCATGCAGGCACCACCCGCCCAGACTCCAATGCAGGCCCCTCCCGCAGTCGAGCCAGATATGGCCTCCGAGATGGCTGCAATGCGAGCCGAGCTTGCCCAGCTACGTCAGAGCCGCGCCCCGCAAGCCCCTCAGCAGGCTGCCGCTCCCCAGACCGCTGCAGAAGTTCGCCAGCAGTGGGTAGAGCGCATCCGAGTAGGAGACTTTGACGGCGCTGAAGCCGCAATGGCCGAAGCTCTGGAAAAGAGATTAGAAGCAAAGATCATTGACCGGGTGACCTCTCAAGCAACCCAAGCCACCAACGTGCAGCTTGAGATTACGCGCCACCTGGACAAGGTTCGCTCCGAAAATCCTGATGTAAACAGGTTCGAGAGCTATCTGTCCGCCCCTGTAAACGCCGCAGTCGAGGCCGCTAGAGCCGCTGGGAAAATCCACTCCCCTGAAGACTTCGTCCGCGAGTACAAGTCAGCGGTAGATACCGAAGTTGGCAAACTACGAAACATCGTCCTTGAATATCGTGGTCAAGGAGTCACGCAGGCCCGCACGCAACAGACTCGCGTGCAGAATGCGTTCACGCCCGCCCCTCAACAGGTAGGCGATCATACTCAGCCCTCCCAGCCCGCAGCCGGACAAGGTGAGTCGAGCGACGACTACTTTGCGCGGCGTGCAGCGTCAGGAGCGAGGTTGAGAAACCTAGGCTAATCCAGCTTAGGCATTCGTAGTTAGCAGTTAATTTCACTCAAAAAGGAACCCATAACACTTTTATGGCAGGTCAACAGTATTCCACCGGCTCTCTCGGTGGTTATCTCTCTCAGCCATACCTCACCCAGCGGCTTCGTGCCCAGGCACAGCCTCAGTTCCGTTTCCGCCAGTTCGTCGACGTCAAGGAAGCGATTGGTCGGAACCGTGGGGACACATGGCTATTCGACAAGCGTGGTAACGTTGCGACCCAAGGAACCATCCTTGCGGAAACCAACACCATGCCCCAGACCAACTTCACCGTTGGCCAGGGTACTGGCGTGATTGTAGAGTACGGTAACTCCGTGCCCTATACCGGCAAGTTGGAGGCTTTGGGCCAGATCATGGTCGAACCCGCAGTGGAGCAGTCCCTGCGCGACGACATGGTTAAGGCGCTAGAGTCCGCTGCCGGTGCTCAGTACGCCGCAACTGATTTTATCGCTGTCATGGCCGGAACCGCTTCCGTGGCGATCTCCACCAACTCCACCGCATCCGCTACGGCGTCTGCGGATTTGACTGGCGCGAACGTCCGTTCGGTTGTGGACTTCATGAAGAAGAAGCTCATTCCCAAGTTCGACGGCCAGAGCTATGTGTGCATCGCCTCGACCGCAGCCCTAAGCGGCATGTTCTCGGACACCGCTGCTGGCGGCTGGGTTGACGTGAGCAAGTACACCGTAGACTTCGCCAAGAACATCTTCAACGGTGAGATCGGCAAGTACTACAACACCCGCTTTGTGGAGGAAACCGGCTACTTCTCCAACACGATTGGTGCCGGTTCGGTTCACGGCCAGGCGGCATTCTTCGGCGCGGATGCGGTCTACGAGGCCGTCGCAGTGCCAGAGGAACTCCGCGTGAAGGTCTCGGTCGACTATGGCCGCGACCAGGGTTTGGCCTGGTACTTCCTCGGCGGATGGAAGATGGTGTGGAGCTATGCAGGTGCGCCTGCTGAGCAGCACATTGTCTACGTCACCAGCCTCTAATCTCTTCGCCCAGTAAGCTGGGCGAATACAAGCCTAACGAGGCTCACCTGAGAGGGTGGGCCTCACTTTTTTATTGAAGGAATCTCTAAGCAGATGAGCGCAAACGTATCAACTCCTAAAGAGGGAAGTGAACGAAAGACTTTTACAAACTGGTCGGTCTTCGAGAAGGCCAACCTAATCCCCGTTCGGATTAAATGCGACGGCTACCTCGGCCAGCACCCGGCAGACATGAGCTGCCATTCAAACATACTCAACACCGTTGAGAGCGTCCAGCATCACATGAAGGTGGAGCACGGTGGAGGGTGGTTCCACGTGAGGATGAAAGTCGCAGACGGCAAGCAGGCCAAGGGTGCCGACATCTGGCGCAATTTGCAGGCTGCCGGGGTCGAGATTACCCATCTTTACTGCCCGCATTGCCGGTCGGAGGTCCAGATGACCCCTCGCCAGATTCTTTACCACCTCAACGCACACCCAGGAGCTAACAGGGTTAATGCCCATCCTGCAACTCTCTGCATGTCGCTGAGCTATAACTCCCCGGAAACTCAGGAGTTTAGTGAGGAAAGTTTCGACTAGCCTGGCTTGCTAAATCAGGCTAATTATGGTATAATTAGTTAGTTGAGGTCGGGCCTTGTAAACCCGATCTCACTTACCTCCTACAAGTCGGTAGGGGTGGCCTGCAAGGCTTTGTTACTTGCATCCCCGTATGGCTGCCCCTACCTCATCTCATTGTCCCCAGGAAACAATGCAAAACACCCCTTCTGGTTTAGTGTCTATCCGTCCGTCTGCGCCTCCCTCACCCTCAAATAGCTGGCCGCTCTACCGGGCTGTAGCCTACCTGGGCGGACGTGGCTTGAGCTTTGGCTCGCCGCTCCTTCCCCCGCAAGAAACCCAGCCCTCGGCCTACTCCGTGGTTGTGGATGTGGTCCAGAATGGCCGCACGTCGGTCATGGATCAAAAGCTCGAGATTTTCGCGGATGGCTCCCTCGATCATGTCTATATCTCTCCCCGGCTAGAAAACATCCAGGACCAACTTAGCCTCCTCCGTGAAGCCGCCCGCAAGTTAAAAGTCGGCAAGCACATGGTGGTCCACCATCAGGTGAGGTTTGAAGACCTGGCTGGCATCCACCCCCTAAACCCCGAAATGATTAAAGGGTTCATGCGGCAGGTTGGGAAATGGATCCTCAAGGCCGAGTACGAGCAGGACGGGCAGTGCGTTCAGATTTTTAAGAAGCTGAAAGGTACGTCTGGGATTGTCCCTCGTCTTGCGCCGGTTGGCGTGAAGCGAGCTGCAGTTTGCCGGTTCGGCGCACTTGGTGATGCGATCATCCTCACGCCGGTCCTGCGGGCCCTTAAAGAAGAGGGCTGCCACGTGACCTTCGTCGGCTCGCCGTATTGCTGGCCAGCCCTCGCCAACAACCCTCACATCGACAATGTCGTCATGCAGGAGCGGGATGCGATCCCGAACCAGGAACTAGGCAACTACTGGTCCCTGTGGGCGAAGGATTACGACCGCTATATCAATCTTAGTGAGAGCCTCGAAGGCGATCTTCTGATGGTGGAAGGTCGGAAAGACTTCTTCACCTCGAAAGCCTACCGGCACGCCCGAGGCAACAAGAACTACTACGACTATACCCTCACCAGGTCTGGCTTCCCCCACATCACAGGCCGCAACGGAGAGCTTTTCTTCACCGATGCCGAAGAGCGCCGGGCAAAGGAGTTTTTCAAACCCCTCGCAGGCAAATTCGTGGTCTTGTGGGCTCTGAACGGCTCGTCCCACCACAAGGTCTACCCGATGATGGAACCGCTGATACGTGAGTTCCTCTCCCGTTACCCTGACGCGGTGCTTATCACCGTTGGCGACGAGATGGCGCGGCTGCTGGAGTTTGAGCACCCACGGGTAATTGAAAAGGCCGGCAATTGGTCAATCCGCGAAAGCCTGATTGCGACCAAGTACGCATCGGTCGTGGTTGGCCCCGAGACGATGATCACCAACGCGGCGGGATGCTTCCCAACGCCAAAGATCACGATCCTCTCCCACTCCTCACGCGAGAACCTCACCAAATACTGGGAGAATGACTACGCCATCGAGCCCGACCAGGCCCTCGCCCCCTGTTACCCCTGCCACCAGCTCCACTACAGCAAAGAGAGCTGCC